ATCCACTGCCTAAACATCGGAGACATAAATGAGTAAAACAGAACAACTAAAAGCCCGTCTAGAAGATCTTGGCATCCGCCATTGGGCAGGCGACAATATTTCACAAGTATTACAAGATGGTGATAAAGAAGAACTTATCAATAATGCTACTACAGCATTTGAAGGTGTATTAGATGCACTATTGATTGATCGTCATAACGATCCTAACTCGCAAGGTACAGCAAGACGTCTTGCTAAGATGTACTTTAATGAGATTATGGCAGGGCGTTATGATCCTGCACCTAGTGCAACATCATTTCCTAATGATAGTGATGATCGTTATGAAGGTATGTTAGTAGTACGAAGCGAACTAAAGAGTATGTGCTCACATCATCATCAACCAGTAGCAGGTGTTGCATATATTGGTATTATTGCAGCAGACAAACTAATTGGTTTAAGCAAGTACACACGCATTGCACAGTGGTGTGCTAGACGCGGAACACTGCAAGAAGAACTTGCAATGGTAATTGCACGTGAGATTCAACAGGCAACTGATACCGAACACTTAGGTGTTTATATTCAAGCAACACACGGCTGTTGTGAAAATCGTGGTATTATGGCACATAGTAGTTTAACACAGACTACAGTGTTACAAGGTTCATTTAAGGACGATCCGGGCACGAAAAAAGAGTTTTTTGATAATATTAAACTACAACAGGAGTTTGCTCCTAGATGAGCTATCAAATTGTCCTAATTGTACATATAGTGTCGGTCATCAGCTGGATGGCGGCATTATTTTATTTGCCACGGGTAATGGTATATCATATAGAATATTATAACGGACACGATAGACTTAATTGTGTACTTGAGCTTATGGAATATAAACTACAAAAGTTTATTATGACTCCGGCTATGATTGCTACATTACTATCAGGACTAACATTAGTCGGCTTTGGGTATATTGACTGGAGTCTTACATGGCCGTATGTTAAGCTTACAAGTGTACTTGCTATGTGCGGGTTTCATGGATGGTTAGTATCAACTCATAAAAAAATGGCATTAGGACAATTTAACTACACTGGAACACAAATGCGTATTGCAAACGAGGTTCCAACAATTTTATTGATTATTATTGTAATCAGTGTTATAATAAAGTATTAGGAGTTAATATGAAACTACGATATTCAGAAGCGTTTTATAGCGTACAAGGCGAAGGCAAGTTTGTAGGAGTACCTAGCGTGTTCTTGCGTACTTTTGGTTGTAACTTTCGTTGTATGAACTTTGGCACTAACGAAACAAAAGATCGTTGGGAGCAACATAAAGAAGGTAACCGTTATAATGCAGAAGTAAAAGCATTAATTGACGAAGGTGTACACGAAACAACTGACAAGTTCACAGATTTACCTATTGTACACACAGGATGTGATACATATGCAAGTATCTATCCAGAGTTTAAACACTTTAACAAAGAAGCAACTATTGACGAAGTGGTTGAGCACCTATTGTCACTTACACCAGAAGGTAAGTGGACAATGGATAATGGCCAGGATGTACACCTTATTCTAACAGGTGGTGAGCCATTATTAGCGTGGCAGCGATTGTACATTGAGCTGTTCGAACATCCACGTATGCAGGATTTAAAAAATGTTACATTTGAAACAAACACTACACAAAACTTACACAAAGATTTTTACAACTATCTCATGGATCAAAACAGATTTGAAGTTACTTGGAGTTGTTCCCCAAAACTTAGTGTTTCGGGAGAACCTTGGGAAACTGCTATATTGCCTAATGTTGCTCGTGAGTATAGCCTCGTTGACGGCAGTGACATTTATCTCAAGTTTGTTGTCGCTAGTAACGACGACTTTGATGAAGTTACTCGAGCTGTTCAGGCATATCGCGATAACGGCGTGGAATGTCCTGTGTACCTTATGCCGCTCGGTGGTAGGTCGGAAGAATACAACCTCAACGTCAAAGATGTCGCAGAAGCATGTATGGAAAGGGGCTGGCGTTTTACCCCAAGACTTCATATCTCACTCTTCGGAAATGCCTGGGGAACGTAAAATAGTAGACGCAAAAGAATTAAGGAAACTAGGATTATGAAACAATATTTTCAATTACAACATAAAACAAAACGACAAGAATACTGGGCTGTATTATTACTATCGATATTAGGAACAATTGTAGGACTAGTAGCATTAGAAGAAAGCGGACTCGGTGCACTGATTGCATTAGTTGTATTAATCGGAACACTATGGTGTTTAATTGCTACAACTATTCGCAGACTAGATGATGCAGGACTACATCGACTGTGGATAATATTAGTATTAGTTCCATATATCGGTAGTATTGCTACACTTGCGTTTGGGTTTATTCCGAGCGCAGAGACACAGGATGACGTAGAATGAAGAAGTGGTTAAAACGCATCAGCGGTATTGAAGCAAAAGAAAAAGAGCTAGAAGCTAAAGAGTTAGAAGTTATCAAAGTACGTGATCCAAAGGCATATGCTACACGAAAAAAAGAACCTTGGGTAAATGTACTTGATATGCAGGTAAACGAAGACAACATTCGTAATGGCTTCTTTGAACTTGACTGGAACAAATACTTTATTGAAGAATTAATTAAAAACGGCTACGGTGTTGACGAAGACCCAGAAGAAGAGATTGTAGATCGATGGTTTAGAGATATTGTATATAACATGTTAGCAGAAGAAGGCATGGATACAGATAGAGGTGCAGGTTACATTAATGTTGTGCCTCTTGACAAAGGTAAAAGCGAAGTATCATGAAAGTCCGCATAGGCCCATATCGTAAGAACAGAGCCCAACATGTTGAAATAGAACCGCACGACACATGGAGCATGGATTGTACACTTGCTATGATTATTCATCCTATGCTAGTACAATTGAAAGCAACACAACACGGACATCCTGCTTCTCTTACTGAACAAGAGTGGAACGAAATACTAGATGAAATGATTTGGGCGTTTGGACACAAGTCAAAAGAAATGGATGCTGGTGACATGTGTGCAGACAAATGTTCAAACTTTGGTGACGCGGTTTGTAAGGCTTACTTGGAAGAAACACAGGAACGTCTTACAAATGCGTTTACATTGTTTGGCAAATACTATGAAAATTTATGGGATTAATAACGGTTGACTAATCGTATATAATCGTATATAATCGTATATACATAAACAATAATAGGCAAACTAATGGCAACTTATATTCTAGTAGATACTGCTAACACGTTCTTCCGTGCTAGGCATGTAGTACGTGGCGACATAGATACTAAAGTAGGCATGGCTCTACATATTACTCTTAACAGTGTTAAGAAAGCATGGAATGACTTTAATGCAGATCATGTTGTATTTTGTTTAGAAGGCCGTAGTTGGCGCAAAGACTTTTATGAACCTTATAAGCGTAACAGACAAGTAACTCGTGATAAGATGACTGTACAAGAAAGTGAAGAAGATACAGTGTTTTGGGAAATCTTTGACGAGTTTAAAGACTTTGTTACTACAAAAACTAACTGTACTGTTATGCGTCATCCGCAATTAGAAGCCGATGACTTAATTGCAGGTTGGGTACAAGCACACCCTAATGATAATCATGTTATTATTAGTACTGACGGTGACTTTGCACAGCTAATTGCGTCTAATGTACAACAGTACAATGGTGTAAGCAATACAACTATTACATATAAAGGCTACTTTGACGATAAAGGTCATGCAGTAGTTGATAAGAAAACAGGTGAAGCTAAGGCTGCTCCTGATCCTGAATTTATGTTGTTTGAAAAGTGCATGCGTGGCGACACTAGCGACAATGTGTTCAGTGCATATCCTGGTGTACGTAAGAAGGGTACTAAAAATAAAGTTGGTCTTATCGAAGCATTTGCAGATAAAGACACTAAAGGATTTAATTGGAATAACATGATGTTGCAGCGTTGGGTAGATCATACTGGCGCAGAACATCGTGTATTAGAAGATTATCAGCGAAATGTTGTGCTATGTGATTTAACAGCGCAACCTGGTAATATTCGAAGCATCATTAATGATACAATTGAAGATCATATGGTTGCTAAAAATATATCACAAGTTGGTATGAGATTAATGAAGTTTTGCGCTAAGTGGGATATGCAACGGGTAGCTGATCAAGCTGCAACCTTTGCAGTACCATTACAAGCAAAATATCCACAAGAACAATAGAAGAAAGATTAAAATGAAATTAAAAGTTTTACTTAAAGACAAATTCTGGATTGTTGAACAGGAAGGTGAAAAAGTTGGCACACTAGCGTTTGACGATGAAAAATTTGTTTATTCGGATCCAAAAGGAATTCAGTTTTTTGCAAATAAGGCTCAAATTAAAAACAATTTAGGAATTGACTTTAGAAGTACAATTTCACTATCCGACAGTATTGATACATCGTTAGATGTACATGGTTATCCATGTAGCGTTCGACCTTATAATACAATGTTTAATGTAAAATCTAATCTCCCACTCTTTACTAAAAGTGACAAGTCAAAAAGCCTTTACTGTGCAGGTTATTATATTATCAAGTTTGAAAAGGGTTGGGTTAAATCTTTTTGCCCAAAATTAGTGACCATTGAGCGGTATCAATCGCAAGGTCCATTTAAAACTGATTCCGAGATGAAAGAGGCTTTGTGGAATGCAAAGTGAGCCACTAAACACCTTAGCACTTCAGCAGTTTATACAACAGGTAAAATCTGCTGAAGCTAGTAACGCTCGAGAAATAAAAATGCCGATCGCTCAAGCTAAAAACTTATCATTTACACTGGGCATTGTTATGTCCAGATTAGTCAGTGACTTAGAAAAAGTTTTAGTAAATACTTCATCAAAAACAGAAGAAATAGAGGTAAGATTAGATGGCGGTTCGGGGTTTAACAATTGAAATAGACGAAAGTCTGCTAAATAATATAGACAAGGAAGACCTTTCTATGAGCAGACCTAAGCCAACGGTGATACTAGAACATACTGATAATGCAACGTATAAGTGCGAACAGATTCTAGAGGCCGATGCAATTTGGGCTGTATTTTATAAAGGCAAGCCTTTTAATTTAAAAAGTTCAAATGTTCTTACAAACTATCCTGGGCCAAAGTATAAGAAAACTAGTTTTTCAAATCCGGGACATGCACATAATTTAGCAAAAAGACTTAACGATATGTTTCAATCAAAAGACTTTGCAGTACATGTTCTTACCCAAGGTGAAGTTGTGTTTGAAGAATGAACAAAAAAGAAATTTATACTAAAATATTTTTAAAAGAAATGAGCAAGTCAACTGACTCTGTGACATTAAAACAGTATATGCCTATATGGTGGCAGAATACTAGAGAAAAAGATATCGGCGGTTTACGATTAACTGATGAAGGTTTTAATGCATTAAAGAGTATCGAATTAGCTACATACGATGTACCATACCCTAAAGATATGCCGTTGACTACTCAAGTTATTATATTTTTAGATCAGTTTATTGACTGCCCGTATTACCTAACTAATCGCAGTATAACAGTAACCAACGAAAAGAAAGCTGTCGAACTAAGTCTTTTTTCCGGAGATATTCGTAAATATGGCCTAGTAAAAGCTATGACTCGTGAAAAAATAGGTTGACATGTGTTTGTTTGATGTTATATTAAGTATATAGCACAAACACAAAAGGAATACACAATGTCAGAAATGTTACGCACCGTAACTCCAAATAAAGCTAAAGCAAGCATTAGACGTGCGCTCGCAAAAAAGCGTCCGATCTTTCTTTGGGGACCTCCAGGTATTGGTAAGTCAGATATCGTTGAGCAGGTTACTAATGACTTAAATAATTCACTTTTAATTGATATTCGGTTGTCTCTTTGGGAGCCAACAGATATTAAAGGTGTTCCGTACTTTGATAGCAATATTGGTAAAATGGTATGGGGTGCGCCAGAAGAACTGCCAGACGAAGAGTTGGCAGAAAAATACGATCACATTGTACTTTTCCTAGACGAAATGAACTCAGCTGCGCCAGCTGTGCAAGCGGCGGCATATCAGCTTATTCTTAATCGTCGTGTAGGAAAATATAAACTGCCCGATAACGTTGTAATTATTGCAGCAGGCAACCGCGAAGCAGATAAAGGTGTTACATATCGTATGCCGGCTCCGCTCGCAAATCGTTTTGTTCATATTGAACTTAACGTATTCTTTGATGACTGGCTTGAGTGGGCAGTAGTTAATAAACAACACAAAGACGTTGTAGGCTACTTAACCTTTGCTAAACAGGATCTTTACAACTTTGATCCACGCTCGCCGAGTAGGTCATTTGCAACTCCTCGATCTTGGTCTTTTGTATCTGAACTATTAGATTATGAAGATGCAGATGAGTCTACTACAACTGACTTAGTGTCAGGGTCAGTAGGCGAAGGACTTGCAGTCAAGTTTATGGCTCATCGTAAGATTGCTGCAAACATGCCTAACCCAACTGACATCCTTAAAGGTGCAGTTAAAGAGCTGAAAACTAAAGAGATCAGTGCTATGTATTCCTTAACAGTATCGCTCTGTTATGAACTTAAAGAAGCAAGTGATAAGAACGACAAAGACTTTGATAAAAAAGTTAATAACTTCTTACGCTTTTCAATGGATAACTTTGATACCGAAATGGTTGTTATGGGTATTAAGTTAGCATTGACACAATACAGCCTTCCAATTGATCCAGACGCTGTAGAATGCTTTGATGAGTTTCATGACCGGTATGGCAAATATATTAAAGCAGCGCAAGGTGCGTAAGATGAGTCAAGAAAGTGGGCGTATATCGTCCACTTTCTCTTGACAAATATATGCATAAATGCTATATTATATGAGTAACAACGGAGAACGAACATGTTAGATTTTGCGAATGTAGTTTCAATGAAAATGTCAATGAACATGTCTGCCAAAGAAACACAAACTAAACTTAAAAATTGGGCACCTAATCCAGATATAACAAAAGACGAACTTGCTGCTATGCAGGTTGAAGTACTAGACAGAATTATTACTGCTAGAGTTGGTTTATTACTACGTCATCCGTTCTTCGGTAATCTAGCTACTCGACTACGTATACAAGCATGCGACGACTGGTGTATGACTGCTGC